ATGCAAGAACTCTCTTTACTTAATAAGAAGTGTTTAACTAATATGCCCATGATGTTGGACATAATAGCGATAACTACCAACAACTTAAAAAAAAGCTTTGATTCCGTTTATGATAATATTAAAATTTATATTCAAAGATTATTAGAATCTGATATGAAGTCACATTTTTTATTTGACAATAAATATGTAGAACGGGGTAAGATGATTTGTTTGGAGGAAAACGAAGGGGATATCGTACGTCCTTGGCTTAGTATTTCTTATAAGCTTCCTTTTACTTATTTATGTAGAAAGAAAGAATACGCTTTTGATGCAGGGTTAGAATACGTGGTTAATGAAGATTATAATGTTATTCGTTTCTATCTATCTGACATTTCATATAATTGCATACTTTGGGATGATATTGTCAAAGATAATCTATTAAAACAGATTCCTGCCCGATGGCAGAAGGGTAAAGATGAGAACTGTGATATTTATATGGGATTTGAAGTGGATAATTCTTTTGAGGAAGAAAAACTACTCCAATGCTCCAATGATTACAAAGAATATGTTCTGAAACCTTTTATTGAGCATTTAAAAATCTAAAGGATTTGAATATCCAAAAAACAGTTGTTTTGTTGGACGGAAAAACTATTCTCTGTATTTTTGTTATTCTATAAATATAGATAATCGTAGTAATGATAGATAGAATAACAATCTATATAGATAATGTAAAGTTTGAAGATGTAGAAAAACGACTTGGTTTAACGCCATCAAAGGTTGCTGAGGATGAAAGCTTTATATATTCTTCACTTATAAGCAACTTAAGGTTTACTTATAAAGGCAACCGTTTAACCATAACAGGTTCTTTGCACAAATATGCGAAAGGAAATAATTATTCTTTGTTTACTTATGAAGAAGCTAAAGCTGTATTGTTGAAATTGTCTGATATAACGAACATACCTTTGGAATACTTTATCGTTACCAGTATAGAATTAGGTGTCAATTTTCAAATGGATAAAGATGTATCACGTTATCTTAATACAATACATAGCTATAAATCAAATAGGTTTATTCCTATGACACCATTAAAAGGAACGAGTCAATTGAGAGGATGTAGGTGTAGCTTCTCGGAATATTCCATAAAGTTCTATGATAAGACTTTTGAAGCTATCAAGAGCTCCCGTATCCCTATAGCAGAGCGTGATAAAGTTCCTGTGAATTTATTGCGGTATGAAATTAAATTATCACGTAAGCAATTAAAGAACAAGGGATTCACCAATGTGACAGGCAGTAACCTATTAAGTCCTTTGCATTATATACGTTTCAAACGTTTAATGAAAAAGATATTTGATAAAATTGTTTTTGATGATATTGAAGTGGATTATACAGGCTATTTGGAAAATGATATAAAAAGATATATATTTGCCAAGTCTGACAGGTATGATTATTATCTGCAATGTCTAAAAAATTATTTCGGTGTTGCTGAATATCGCAAGGAAAAGCGCAGAACAAATGAACTGCTTAAAAGAATGGATTCACTCCCCAAAGGAGAATTAACAGCTGAAATAAAATCAAAATTTGAAATAGCAATGTCTAAAATATAATGGGAAACGTAAATTTTCCATGCTCCAATATATGCAGGAATAGTATTTATAATATTAGCAATATAATTAAAATAATTGAAGCTGTATGCTAGATAAATTAAGACTGATATTATATTTAATTTTAATATTCATAGGACTAATAGCTCTTCTTTACATTGCACCTATATTTTTAATAGTATCTATAATAATTTTGTGGATGGGGATAAAGGATTTAGAGAAGAGAGAAAATAAAAAAGATTATGATATTAAAAAAAAACTATCTTCTTTGAATAATAAAGAGAGAGTTGAAAGTTGTACCCTTAGATATGAGCATGAACTAACAACTGTTGATATATATTCTGAAGAAAATAACCAAATAGAAGAAGATAGCTATCCAAATATAGACAAATACAATTTTTATATAACAAATGAGGAAAAAATTCTATCTTATTTTTATGAAAGATGCAACAGAGAGGATTTGGGAATATTAAAGACTACTGGGGAAAACAGTTTGTATAAAAAAAAGTTGAGAGACAAAAGATGGATTGAAAAGAGAGAAAAAATAAGGAAAAGAGATCGTTATCGTTGCCAATACTGTCATAATATTTATGTTTTGAAAGACATAAATGAATTGTATGAGATTGTGGATTTTGAAGAGATCGCTTCTTGTGTGATAGATGTTTACAAACAAATTCAGAAGAACGAAATAAAATTTGAAGTTGATAAAGATTTGAGATTTAATCAAGAAAGTTACTATATCCCCAAATATAATTTGTGGATGAACTATTTTTACGAAGATTTAAGCCGGTTGCCAATTTTATACCAATCGATGCTTCCTGCTAGGAAAATGCAAATACTATCAGATGTCAAGTGTTCTACCAAAGATACATATGAGTATTATTTAAAATCATTAAAAAGCTCTTTACGATATAAACGAAAGGGAAAAAATCCAGGCTTCATAGACTCTATTTTGATAGAACATGATAATAGAATTAAAACATCGCATAAGTTTTTTTTATGTCAAAATATTGAACGGGATAATAGATTTGCTTATCAAGGTAGAGCCAGGATATTTATTGATGGGTATTCCATAATATTTCCGCTTTATGAAATAAAATCATTTAATACACTGGAAGTTCATCATAAAAGATATCCAAGAAGTAAAAATCCATGGGATGTGGACGATGCTGATTTAATCACTCTTTGCTCTAAGTGTCATAAGTTGGAACATCAGAAGTTCAAATAGCGTGAATTTGAGATAAAAATCTAAGTTATTAAAAGAGAGATAGAGTTCTTTGACAGATGGCTTATTTTCTTCTAATTTTATATCAAATTCGCATTAATATAAAAAGGTAAATCTAAGAATATCTACTAATGTAGGATACTTGCTGACAATGTTCTTTTTGATAGAGGTATAAGTTTTGTATGTATTCAGTACATTAAAGTAAAGTAATTCAAAAGCAATACTGTCAATATATGGCACATCTTTCTTATAGCCTGAAATGAGAGCGCATCCTGTACGGTTAATAAAATCTGTGATATTTTTTTCAGTAGTATTAAGTGTAGAACAACTTCCAATATGTACGATAATACCGTTTAATTTACCTTCTAATACATCTGCAATCTCTTTTAATGTTATATACTCGTTACCGATACAAATGCGGTTTTTACGTCCATGATACGCAATATATAAAACGGTATAATTTGAATATCGTTTTTGTGTGAAGCTTTGAAGCCCCTTTATAAAATCTCTTTTGGTAATGCATTTTTTATATATGTATTTGATTTTAGAGAAAGTGAACAATAAATCCAGTATAGGTTTTATGCTTTGATTGCTGTGAGGATGTTTATTCCAGTTTCCCTCTATGCAATAAATATGCCTTATCTTATTTTCCGTATTTTCCATTATATATTTATTGAGTTATGCACTTTATATATGGTAATACATTAAGTATATAAAATCTATTTTTGAAGTGATGATAACTTATGTATTTCATCTTGATACCAACTTTCATACCATATTATTTTAAAATAATGGTGCTAAAATACGAAAAAAAACTTATCTTTGCAATATAACCAATTGAAAATCAGATAATTAAATATGTTTTTATTAAAAGTTTTACCTATGTTTTACCCCAAAAAAACAAAAAACGCTGTAACTTATTCAGTTACAACGTTTTGTAAGAAGTTCTATGCACTTTGTTTGGTGGTGCCACCAGGAATCGAACCGGGGACACAAGGATTTTCAGTCCTTTGCTCTACCAACTGAGCTATGGCACCAAGTCAGTGGTTAAGCACATAGGAACTTACTTCTCAGCACATTCAATAAAAAACCTTAGCTTCTCGTTTGTGGTTGCAAAGGTAGACATATTTTTTGATTCTACAAATTTTCTACAAATTTTCTGTGAAATTCTTTTTGATTTCAAAAAAATGCCTTACCTTTGCACTCGCAAAACAGAAACGGAATGTAGCGCAGTTGGTAGCGCACTACGTTCGGGACGTAGGGGTCGGGCGTTCGAGTCGCCTCATTCCGACACTGTAAAGGATAAGCCGCTGAAAGTCAGCGGCTTATCTCGTTTTTAGCAAATCCGCCGGGACGAAATCGAGACGGGAATTATTAACCATTTGTTTCTGCTGTTAGCAAAAACAAATAAAAAAAAATGTCCAAAATCCAAGAAATCAAGAGTTACACACCACCTGTATTACATACGGGTAAAGATTGGTACATTGACTTTTACGCATTCAATCCTGTTGACGGAGTGATGAAACGGAAAAAGATCAAACTGAACTTCATCAAATCCGTTAAGGAAAGAAGGGCATACGCCAAAGGATGCATCAACAGACTATCAGAAAAGCTCGCAACAGGATGGAATCCTTGGATTGAGCAAGAATGCGGCAACGCCTTTCTACTGTTCAAAGATGTAATAGACAAATACCGCACTTTTCTCGCCAAAATGCAAAGAGATGGGAGATACCGACAAGAAACGATCAAATCTTATAGCTCCTACCTTCGTAATATGGAAATTTTCAATGAAGAGAAAAAGGTCCCTATCACCTACATTTACCAATTTGATAAGGATTTTTGTGTCATGCTGCTTGACGAAGTGTATATAACTAGGGATAACACTGCTTTTACGCGCGATAACTATCTCGGTTTTTTGAAGTCTTTTTCCACCTTCTGTCTGAACCATAACTATTTAACACAGAATCCGACAGCTGGGATCAGTAGTCTGGGAAGAAAAGGGAAAAAAAAGCTACGCAACATCCTACCGCCGGAAACACTTGCAAAAGTGAGCGACTACTTAAAGAGCCATAACCCCTATATGTTGCTGGCAAGCTATATTCTATACTATTGTTTTATCCGACCGGCGGAAATGGTAGGATTGAGATTAAACGATATAAGTTTGAAAAAGCAAACGATATTCGTATCAGACAATATATCAAAAAATCGCAAAGATGGCACTATTACATTACCATCAAAAGTCATACATCTCATGTTGGACCTGCACATTTTCAACAATCCCGGTGAATATTATTTATTTTCTGACGGATTTCGTCCCGGTAAGACAAAAAGATCTGAAAAAATGTTCCGGGACTGGTGGGCACATCATCTCAGAAAAGATTTAAAGCTTTCCGCCCAATATAAGTTTTATTCCTTAAAAGATACAGGTATAACGAATATGTTACGACATTATGATGTGTTAAGCGTACGTGACCAAGCTCGCCACAGCAGTATATTGATGACAGATATTTACACGCCTCATGATATACAGGAAGCCAATGATCTTATTAAAAATTATCAAGGAGATTTTTAGTAAGCAGATATCAAGCGGTTACCCGTCACGGGCCCGCTTGACATTATAAAAAAGTAAAATATGAGATTTTATTTATTATCCTCAATCTTCGCTCTGATTTGTTGAAGTAGTCTAAAAGCTCCGGCCATCTTATAGTTGCCCAAACATTGCTTAGCTTGCATGATACAGGATTCAACAGTAAGCTTCAAATCCGGTGTGAAAGCGGATTTGTCTATCTGCATTTCTTTAGGAAGTTCATCAGCATGGTTGTTGAACCATACGATCATTTCATTCAATTCCTCTTCGGAATAAGATTCTTTTTTTTCAGCCATAATACATAAGTTAATGTTAGTTCCGGCAAAGATAACAAAAAATAGCCCCGACTCATCACGAGCTGGGGCAGTTCAATTTATAAATTTAAAGTCTTATGATGAAGATTGTCTGTTGCGCCAATGTTTTCGTACTATCAGCACAACGACAAGCAAAACTGTTGCACAAACACAAGCAAAACCGATTTGTTTAGGCAGCGTGGATTTTTTTTCTCCTTTATGGTTTCTGACCGGTTTTCCTCACGGGTATTGGAAGTGGTTTCCTTGTCAGCTTTCACCTCCGTACAGTCTTTGGTTGCAGTTTCCGTCTTTCTATTTTTGCTGAAATCACCTCCTACGTGACCGTCAGCTAATAACGGAGGTTTCCCGGTCAGGCTGTCAGACGGTTTTCTTGTATCATAAATCCGAAAATCAATCACATAGCTGCCATTAGTGCTTATCAGCTCTCTTAAAGAAGTAGTAGAACCATATACGATATTGACCGATTCACTGGCACTGTCCTTCCTGATTACTTCTGTGTCTGAATTGACAGATTTATACGAGCTGCCACATGATCCGAACAGCAGGAACAGACACATGAAGGGAGCCAGCAATATATGCCGGCTTACCCAGTTCATAACTCTAACCAACATAAGAGATATCATTTATGCGGTTCATCCACCCTCTCTTAAATTTATTATTGGTCGGACGCTGAAGACAAATATCCTCAATAAAGTCAAACCGGGCAATCTTAATCATGTCGAACAACTCACGCGGATTCTTGGCATTTACTGCGGCAATGGTCTTGGAACCTACAATGCCATCCACCGTAACACCAAGCAAGCGTTGAGGAATCTTAATTCCGTGCGCACCGGATGCCCAGACCCAATCAACCAATATATTAGCAACTGATTGCGATTTAATCTCGTCGGCTTTCCATCTGTTCCAATAATGCGGCTTGAGCACCCGGTTAACGATATCCTCACGGGTAAGCAGATGCAGGTCATCCACGTCTATATCATCGTCACCGTCCTTGTCATAGCCGCACGATTTCCATGTGCCGATAGTCACGCCCATATTGGTAGCCCCTCCCAAATCGTCAGGGTCATTTACAAAACCGCCTTCCCACTTTAGGATAAACGGTGCAAGTTTTCTTACGTCAGCCATTTTTCTTTTCCTCTTCTTTTATTTTAATCTTGTCAACTAGGTAGTTAAACTTGGTGTTCACATACACCGCCACCCCGAATATGCTACCTGCATAAATCAGGCATTGGGCGAAGAACCACAAAACCGAGTCATGTATTTGGCCGGTCGGCTCCACGATAAATCCAGCGACAGACAGACTAACACCTGCGATCAACATACCCACCGCCGTACAAATCTGTACATCTTCTTTAGTCTCCTTTTTCATATCTCCTGTTTTTTTTAACAAAGAACGCTCTACTATTCGAAATGCAAAAAGACAAAAAAGGACATGATTATCTGTGGGGGATAATCCATTTGTAAAAATTATTATCCTCCAGCAAAAAAATCCTTTAGCTTTGACAAAAAAAATCAGTGCGACAACACTCCCCTAAAAAAAACGACCAATCATGATAACAAATTGATCGGTTATGTTCAAGGGCTAAAAATAAAATATAAAATAGATAGGATATCTATGAAATCTATCAGAATCTGTATTTTTTAGCCAGGAGAACCGTTTCTGCCATGATTTTATTTTACACTGAATACCGTTCTCGATGGTACTTTTTATTAGCTCGCGTCAGATCTTTAATCATGGTTTCGTCCATCACCTCGGAATAAATCTGTGTGGTTTTGACTGAAGTATGCCCCAGCAATCGCTGGACTGTCGTAATCGGAACACCTTGATGCACCAATAAGGTGGCACATGTGTGGCGGGCGGTGTGGAAAGTGAACTTCTTCTCAATGCCGGCGGAACCGGCCAGCTTAGTCAATGTTCGGTTGGTTTCGGAATTACAGCCTAACGCCGCCAGTTCTTCAATCCGGTTGTACTTATGCAAGATTTTCAATGCCTTGCCGGAAAATAAAAGATAGAGCGGAATATTCAACTTGATACCGGTTTTGACACTATTCAAGCACAACCATTCATGCCCGTCAATGCTCACCAGATTCTTGTAATTAAGTTGGCAAAAATCCGAAAATCGCAGACCGACATAACAACAAAAAAGAAAAGCATCTAATATATGCCTATGGTTGGGATACTTCTCATCAACTTGTAATCGTTCCAACTTCTTCAGCTCATCTGGCAATAGGAAATGATGTTCTTTTTTTTCTTTTTTCAACTTATATTTTTTAAATGGATACGCTTCTTGTGTAATGTATCCCTGATTGATTGCTTCGTTGACAAGTGTCCGTAATTGGCGCATGTGCTTATGGATAGTATTTACCTGCAACCCTCTAATTCGAAGAAAATTTTCAAAATCTTTTAGGAAAGTATAAGTCAGATCTGAAAAGTCGATTATGGTACGAAATTCTCTCAATAATGTCACTGTAGTCATCATATTATCCTTCGTACTTTGTCTGCGATCTGAAGTTTCTATAACTGTTTTTGCAAATTTGAGAAATGACACAGAAGGACGTATCCCTTTTCTGACCGCCTCTTTCAAAAGTGATAATGTCACTTCAACCCCTCGTTTCCAATACCCTAATTCTATGGCTTGCAGCTCTAATATATGCTCATATAACATTGCGTTCAACTCATTTGACTGAGGATGGTTGATGACTTGTGCCCCCTCACGACTCCAGCACTCAGGCTTGAGGTAAACATTGGTCTTCAGGTAGATTTTCCTTTGATTTAAATAAGCTTCAACCTGTACAAGAGCCGTGCCTTGCTTATTCAGTTTCTTTTGGCGGTTAAAGACCAACCTGTATCGTATCTTCTCTAGCAT